CCGTATTTAGTTTGTGCGAGTGCTATACACGCGCGAGCGCGCTTTGTATTATTCTCTTTATTTTTATTACTTAACACTCGCGTAGAACGGAGTCTACTCTTCCGCTCCTATTTCAAAAGCAGGCCTTTGATTTTTTTATTTAAAACTTAATATAGTGAATCAATCAACATATTAAGCTCATCAAACAACTCTCCATGTGGTGAGTCATACACATCATCAATAGTATATGTTTTGTTATCTACTGTGATTTCATATAGATCATTGTCTTGATCAATTTTAAAAGATATTGTATTTATCATAGCTTTGTTTTATTATATTATCTTATTAGCTTTGTATTTAGTTTGTGCCCGGGATAAAAACCCCGTAATGCCTGTGAGGTTTGGGGCAGTAATACTACACGAGTGTTTTATCGCGTAGTACTACTGGAACATTAGTTGAACTTGTGTATGATTTGTATTTTTCAAAACAGTTCATGTTGTTTAGTTTATCTTTCATTACTTCATAAGCCATATCATGGTTGTATGTAAATGTTTTACCAGATTTGAATGTTACTTCAATGATTTGATTTTTGCCGATTAATGATTTGCGAATTACGAATCTTTTTGATTTTAAAGTTTGCATAGTTATTATATTTATTTGTTATTATTAATTTATTATATTATCTTTATTACTTAGTATTTAGTTTGTGTAAATGTAATATTATTTTTTGTAAGTAATTTTGTTATATTAATATTTGATGGATTTGAAATAATGTATAATTTATTATTTATAAATTTTATATTAATATAATTATTTGTTAATAAGTTTGTTGTTAGTTTGGTTTGGAATTTATTTATTATATACATAGTTAATTTTATTATATTATCTTAGCTGCTTCGTATTAAATTTGTGAGTATAGTAGCTAAAAAAAACGCAGGGCTAGGCCCGGCCGGGGGGGTCAAAACCTAAAAAATATGCAGCAAAACACAAAAAACGGGGGCCCATGGGCTAAAAAAAACGATTTTACGTAACTGGCTGGTAGTCAGCAGGTTAGGTATAACACTTTTCCCCACTATTTACAATAATATTTCCCATAAAAACAATGCAAAAACAACTTATATATAATATAGTACTGTTTTGCTACCTTAAAACTTAAAATAACCGTGTAATTAATAGGATTATAAACAAAAAGACGCATTATGCCACAAAAATTATCAGCTAGAGCTAAAGCTGCGAAGAAAAAACGCGATTTAGCCGCAGCTAATACAAGACGTCGCGAAAAAATGCGGGCAGAAAACCAGAGAAAAAGGCGTAAAGCTAAAAAGTCTGGTAAAAGTATTAAGGGCAAAGACTATGACCACACAAAAAAGAGGTTTGTGTCCGTAAAAGCAAACAGAGGTGGTCACGGAAGAGGAACTAGAAAAAATAATTGCAAATAAAAACAAATAATGGCAAGAATAAGTACATATACAATTGACAGTAGCATCGACGGAACTGAGTTTCTGTTAGGGCGAGAGGCTGACGGTACAACGAAACAGTTTTCAATGAGCGCGCTGCAAACGTTCTTGGCAACAAGTATATCACCAACAACAACATTCGCTAATATAGATGTAAACGGCGGTGCTATAGATGGAACACCAATAGGTGCATCGTCTGCAAACACTGGCGCGTTTACAAATATTACGGCTAGTGGCACTGCCGCTATAACAAGCAATACTACAATTGGTGGTACGCTTGGCGTAACTGGTGATACAACACTAGTAAACGCTAACGTAACAGGCACGTTAAGTTTTGACGGAAGCCAAGGAGCTGTTAAAACGTTTCTTGGTGGTAACGGCTCTGGAAGTACACCTACTTTTGACGAAATTGAATTAGATGATATAAAAAATGTTTTAATTGAAAATAGCTCTTTATATTTAGGTGGTGATGCAGCAACAAGAACTGGATTAACAAGTAGTGCTGAGTTTAACTTAGCTGTAGGCGTTACAGCTTTAGACGCTATAACAACAGGTGACGCAAACCTTGCTATTGGCCACGACGCATTAGGTGCTTTACAGACAGGCACTGGAGCCGTAGCTATAGGTTATCAAGCAGGTGCCGCAGTTAACGGACCTACTTTTGCACCAACATTTTTAGGTTATCAAGCTGGTAATGCTGAAAACGGAGGCTTAGGTGCTAATACCGGGTTAGGTCACAGCGCGCTAGCAAGTAATACAACTGGAAACTTTAATACAGCTGTCGGTTATTTTGCTTTAAATACGTTAAATACAAGCGGAAGCGATATACCTGCTCAAAACACTGCTGTAGGTCACACTGCAGGTTTAGATGTTACTTTTGGCGACAGAGGTACTTATGTAGGTGCTAGCGCTGGAGCAAATGTAACTTCTGCAAATAACAATACTTTTATAGGTGCAGAATCAGGTAACGCTACAACCACTGGAGCAGATAACGTTGCCGTCGGTTTTGGATCGCTAGATACTAACACAACAAGCGCATCGAACACTGCAATAGGTACAGAGTCGCTATATCATAGTACAGCTGCTGAAAACGTAGCTATTGGCTATAGAGCAGGTTATGGTGTTAACGGACAAACAAACTCTGCTACGCAGAACACATTTGTTGGTTTTGAAGCTGGCACAGTAGCTACTACAGGTGGGGTTAATACTGCCGTTGGATATAGATCTTTAAAATCAAACACAGTTGGAACTACTAATACTGCTTTAGGTTATTTTTCATTGCAAGCTAATGTTCAAGGTACAGGTTCTGTTGGTATTGGTGCTCACGCATTAGGCCAATCAAATCCTGCCACAGCTTCTAACATGAATAACACAGGTGTTGGTAGTTCTGCTGGTCAAGAGATTACAACTGGAACTAACAATGTTATTGTAGGTGCTAACGCAGCAGACGAAATGACTACTGGATCTGGTAATACTATTATAGGTTTTAATGCTAATCCATCAGCAAACACGGCGGCTAACCAAACAGTAATTGGTAACGGAGCTACAGGCCATGGCGACAATATAGTAGTTATTGGTAATTCTTCAGTAACCGCAATACACCCAGGTGATGATAACGGCGTAGATCTAGGATCTTTAGCTTACTCGTTTAAAGATGCGTACATACAAGGCGCTATAGTAGCTGGGCAAGCAGCAACAGATCTTTTATTTAAAAACGACGAAGGAGATGAAGTAGCTAGAATAAATGCTGGAGATAGCTCACCTGGAGCTTCAGCTTCAAACGTTGGTGAAGGTTTTGGATTTAAAATACCTGTTATAAAGCTAGATGCTAGCGGAGGATCTGTGATATCTACCTTGTCAGCAGCGCAATCTGGCTACATAGTACAGTGTGATGCTAGCGCTAACTCTATAGGTATTACTTTGCCTGTTATTGACGCGGCTAGTAAAGCTGGTTTAACTTATACTTTTGTAACCGTAGCAGCTAACGCAGGAGGTACTACTATTACTATAAGAACATCTGGTACTGATGATAATGACAAGTTTTTAATGTACCACCAGAAAGGTGATGATGACACCGTTGTTGATATAGCTGGTGACACACTTACAATACCTAATAGCGCTGCTATTGGTACAGTAATAAAACTTACATGCTTAACCTCTGGATCTGGCAACGCTGCAGAACTATGGCTCGCTGAAGTATTTGGAGCTAGCGCAGTAACTAACGCATAACGACATGGCTTTTAAAATGAAAACTATACCAGAGCTGCTTGGCTTTAATGCCGAGCACTCTGAGCAAAAATCTATAGTTTTTGAAAGCAAAATGCCTAAAAACATTTGGGGCATGGTAGATATGAACGGCGTTATAAACATAAACAAAGATCTTAGTGCTCGGCAAAAAGCAAAAGCAGTGATGCACGAACGTTTACACTTGCAGCAAATACGCGACGGTGTATTAGAGTTTAATAAAAATAATTATAAGTATAAACCAAAAGGTAGTAATAAAATGATTACAATACCTACAAGACTTATAGATACTAAACGACGTGATCTTCCGTGGGAAGTATCTGTCGAAGAAAAAATAAAACAAATATATAAACGTAAAAAATAAATAAAATGCCAGGAACAAAAATGCCCAAAATGGGCCACGAACCTAAAATGAAGCACGATAAGCCTATGATGGGTCATAAACCTAAAATGATTATTGATACTAATAAATTAACAGATGAAAGTAAAAAAGGTATACTTGAAGGTATTGGTAAAAAAGCAATGATGTTTAAAACACCAAAACAAGTTGAAGAAGTTAGACCCATGATGGCTCACCCAAAAATGAATGACGATAAAAACTTTACAAAAATGTCTCAAGAAATGGCTGCTATGTTAGTGCCAAAAATGGATCACGCTAAAATGTACAAGCCTACTAAATATCATGACGGGCCAAAAATGGGGCATGAGCCAAAGATGGGACATGAGCCTAAAATGGGGCACAAACCTAAAGCTTATCACGATAAAAAATAATGGCAGCCAAAAGACCTACTTGGAAAGACTCTAAGTATGCAGATGCTAAAGGCAAGTTTAAAGAACTAAAGCCTGCAGCACTTGCAACGTGGCTCATTAAATCTAGGCGCGGTAACAAGCGTGCTATTATTGGTAGCTTAAATCAGCAAATAGTATTTAATAGAAATAAAAAACCTAGCTATGCTCGTAAAATGATCACTACTAGAAACATAGTAAATAAAAGGCTAGGTACTAAAAAGAAAAAATGAAAAAGCCAGGTAAAACATATAGAGGTGTTTTAAAGGCTAGAATTAGTAAGTTGTACGGCGGAGATGTAACTATAGCTAAAGTAAAGAAACTTAAAGCTAGAAGAACAGCAACTGCAAGAGACAAACAGCTAGCTAACTGGTTTATTAACATGCATAAAAGAAAGTAACATGAAAGTAAAAGCACCAAAAGGCTATCACTGGATGACTGCTGGTAAAGGCGCTCCAAAGCTAATGAAACACTCTGGCAAGTTTGTAAAGCATAAAGGAGCAAGTTTAACTGCTGACTTTAAAATACAAAAGCTACACAAGAAGTAATGCCTAGAAAAAAGAAAGCTGATCCTAAAAAAGGTACAGGCAAAAAACCAAAAGGCAGCGGGAGACGTTTATATACTGATGAAAACCCAAAAGATACAGTAAGTATCAAGTTTAAAACTCCTGCAGACGCTAGAGCTACAGTAGCTAAAGTAAAAAAAATTAGAAAACCATTTGCTAGAAAAATACAGATACTAACTGTATTAGAACAGCGAGCTAAAGTTGCTGGCAAACCTCAACAAGCTGCAATAGCTAAAAGAGGTAAAGAAGCTATTAGAAGAAAACACAAAGCCAAAAAATAAACCCTGCTCGGGTTAGAGCAAACCAAATAATAATAATTAAAACCAAAACCAATGACGTTTTTTTACCAGACTCAATCGTGGAGTAGTCAACCACAAATATCCGATGAAACCAAACAATTATGGGAGCATGTATCTGAAAAAGCCAACTGGCGTATAGTACAGCTGCCTAATGGATTTTATCAAACCGAGTACCAAGACCCTAATAAAGAGACTTGGATCGACGTTACTCGTCGAGAAACTATTGAAGGCGCTGAGCAAGCAATTGACAGTTCAGTTGAGCATTACACGAAAAAGCTCGACTATTTAAAAGGCCCAAAAGTAGTTAAAACATTTAAGTAGTAATTTCAATTTAATCTAATTTAATATAATGCAAAACTCACAAGATATAGTGAAGAACTTAAACTTTGGCATAGATGCTCAAAGCAAAGTCTTTACTGGTATTACTAAATTGACACAAGCCGTTAGCTCTACATTAGGGGCTAGCGGTAAATGTGTAATCTTAGAAGACTTCATGGGTAGACCTATGATAACTAAAGACGGTGTAACTGTTGCTAATTCAGTAAGCTTGCACGATCCAGTTGAAAACATAGGTGCTACACTTATAAAAGAAGCTGCTAGAAAAACAGTAAGCGAAGCAGGCGATGGTACAACTACCGCTACAGTATTAGCTCACTCAATACTAGAACAAGCCAAAGGCCACGAAGAACCTTTAAGAAACGTTAAAAACGATATAAACAAAGCATACGAAAAAACCGTAGAGTACTTAGACAAAGTATCTATACCGGTTGAAGGCGATATGATTGATCAAGTAGCCACGATATCATCTAACAATGATACAGAGCTAGGATTAATTATAGGTGAAGCGTTTAAAAAAGTAGGTAAAAACGGTACAGTTTTTATGAACTCAGACGGCGCAGATGAAACAAGTGTTGAAGTTGTATCTGGTTCTCAGATCAACCAAGGGTTTGCTAACCCTAACTTTGTAACCGATGTTACTAAGCAAAACGTAACGCTTGACAAACCGTTGGTGTTACTAGTTTCATCACCAATAACTACAGTTAGAAAAATACAAACAGTATTAGAGTACGCTGTAACAAATAACAGAAGTATACTTATAATCGGTGAACTTGAGAAACAACCGATGAGTGCTTTAGTTATGAATAAAATTAAAGGCAATATTAAAGCTAATGTAGTTGCACCTCCAGGATTTAACTTCTGGAAAAAAGACTTTTTAGACGACATTGCTGCAGTAACTGGTGCTACTCACATAAACGAGGAGTTTGGAGATGATATAGATCTTATAACTCCAGATATGTTAGGTGAGTGTGAAAAAGCTGTATCAGACAACAAGTCTACAGTTTTGAAAGTAAAAAGCATACCAGACGCTGCTAAAGACAGAATTAAAACTATAGAAGATCAACTCAATAGTGATACACCCAGTTTAAAAACCGAGAAACTACAAGAACGCTTAGGCGTATTATCAGGAAATGTAGCGGTTATAACTGTAGGTGCTAACTCTGATGTAGAGCTCAAAGAAAAGAAAGATCGTGTAGATGATGCGATCCACGCTACAAAAGCAGCGGTAAAAGAAGGTATAGTACCTGGTGGTGGTATAGCTTTACTTAATGCTGCAGACAAACTGAGCGGTAAAACTGAAGGTGAGAAGATATTTATAGAAGCAATTAAAGCTCCTTATAAAACGATACTAAACAATGCTGGTTTAAATACAGATATGCTTGCAGGCAAAAAAGGCTGGGGTATAGACGTAGTAAAAGGAAAACCAGTGAGTATGATTAAAGCTGGTATTATAGATCCAGTGTTAGTTACTAAAACGGCTTTAAAAAACGCTGTGTCTGTAGCAACTACGATACTCTCAACTGATTGTGTAATTAACAACATGAGAGAATAATGAGAGCTATAGGTATATTTTTAGTAATAGAAGAAATAAAGGAAAAGCCTACTAAAACTAAAGGTGGGCTACTCTTGACTGACAAAATAAAAGAAGACATAAGATACCGTAAAGGTATTATTAAATCTGCCGGTGATCTGGTAAAAGGAGTAAAAGCAGGTGATACTATATATTATGACAAGCATGCAGGCTTTAATATAGAACTAGACAATAAAGTTCTATTAGTTATAAAGCAACAAGATGTTGTTATAGTTCTATGAGAAAGCTAGAGGCCAAAGACATAAAAGACATCGGCCTTTTAAAGCATTATCGCATTGTAAGAAAATGGGCTTGTAAAAACAACAAGCTAAACGATGCTGATCTAGAGCTTTTGATTTATTTTGACTGTATGGACCTATTCACACGTCAAGACTTTTTAAACGGTACTTATACATATTCTTGGGATAAAAGAAGATGGCAAAGACTAGTAAGAGAAGGCTGGATAGTTGTTTGGAGACACAGAAATAATACAACACAAAAATATAGCTTGTATAAAACTTCGGTTAAGTGCAAGCTTTTAATAAAAAAAATATATAGAATATTACTAAGTCAAGAAGATTTACCTACAAGTAAACAACGTAATGTTATAATGCAAGGTAAGACCTATACTGACAAAGTAATGAAAAAAGCAATAGAACTAATTAACAAAGATAAAACTAGATAAAACAAAACAAAATGGCATACGGAGATATTATAAATAGTCCACATATTGCAAACAGTCAATATAAAGAAAAAAACGGTGTAGAAACTGTTGACAGAGCTGTGGTACTTAAAGATTTAACTACAGGCGGTGGGCCTACTTTAAACTACCTTAGCGACACTTTAAACTTAGGACAGCTAACCGCTGTTAAAGCTTCAAACAGAGCCGGGCTATACGTAGGTATTCAAGGAGATGTTTGCGTTCTACCATCAGGGCAGAGCCAACCTATTTCTAAAGCAAAAGCAACAGCAACAACAACTAATAAGTTAGTAGCTAATAGTAAAGACTTTAATTCTGAAGGTGTTCAAGTAAGAGATATAGTTGTAAATACTACAGATAATGCAGCTGCTTTTGTTAGTAATATAGATAGCACTACTACTTTGTCTTTAGTTGATACAGCCAACGGTAATTTAAACATAATGGCAACAGGTGAAAATTTTGAAATATATAGAGCTGTAATTTTTAAAAGCGTTCAAGCAGGTACTTTTATACCAATACAAGTAGATAGAGTATTTGCTTTAGGTACTACAGCAGATGAAATTATAGCAATATATTAAACATGTCTATACTTAATATAAGATTAGGTGTAACACGTAATAACTCTCCAAAGCTAAACGATATAGAAAGGCTTTTAGGAGATTTACAGGCAAGATCAACTACTTTTGAAAATATAGCTGGTACAAAAGCTATATTGAGACAAATAGAAAAATGTAGCTAATGAGTAATTTACTAGACAGAGCATCAATATTATTAACCCCTACAGCTGTAAGCGATGACACACTTCACAGTGTTAAGCCTGTCAGAACTTTTAGTAATGAGTTAATTACAAACGGAGGTTTTGACGCTGATACAAATTGGACAAAATTTAGTAACGCTACAATAAGCGATGGAGTAGTAAATTTACCAAACGCTAGCGCGGCAGTTAGACAGACTGGAGTATTAGAGAATAACAAAAATTATAAAATAACTTATGATGTTATTTTAAGCTCTGGTAATAATATTTTGTTTACAACAAGAGGTGGAACTTGTTTAACAGTAGACTTACCGTCTTCTGTTGGTACTCACACTGTTTTTGCTAGAAGTAATTCTACCGGTGGAGCTGAGTTTTTTATCAGTGTAAAAACAAGTAGTGATAGTGCTGTTGTTGATAATGTTAGTGTTAAAAAAGTTACACATGCAGATTTTAATTTTACAAGAGCAACTACAGCTACAAGAGTAAACTCAAGCGGTCTTATAGAGTCTGTCGCAAGTGGTTTACCAAGGATTGATTTTACAGGCGGTACGGGTCAAATACTTCTAGAACCTAGTTCATCCAACTATGAAACTAATTCTTCAGGTTTATCTACTGGTTGGAGTGCTACTACTGGATCAAGTCAACAAGTAGAAACTGGTATAACTCCTTTTGGTGTAAGTGGTGATATTAAAAGAGTAAGTGGCGCGACAAATAGTCCACCTAGTTGGGTTGATAATGCAGGTGCTTTAAAAAAACAATATACTGTTTTAGCATCAGATCCAGCTTCTACTTTTACATTTAGTGTTTATGTTAAGTCTGCTGGTTCTACTACAGTTAACATACAAATAAGAAATAACACTGCTGGGCCTTCTACTACAACTGGAGCAATCACTTTAACTTCAGATTGGCAAAGAGTGTCAGTTACATTAGCGGTTACTACAACGACTACTAAAATAGGTATTGTAATAGCTGGAACAGATGGAGACATACTTTTATCTGGTGCACAATTAGAATCGAAAACTTTCGCGACAAGTTTAATTCCAACAAGCGGTAGCACTGTAACTAGAAACGGAGAATTTGCGAGTAGCGCAGGGGATTCAAGCCTTATAAGTACAACTGAAGGAGTTTTATATACTGAAACAGCTTGTTTAGTAGATGGAACGAACAATCGAGCTATAGCTGTATCTTCAGACAATAACAACTATGCATCAATACAATACAACCCAACAAGTAACAGAGTTTTAGGCAGATATAGAAACGCTGGAACTTTTGTGTCTGCAATACAATTTGATGTTTCAGATAGAACACAATTTTCAAAAATTGCTTTTAGATATAAACAAGACGATTTTGCTTTATTTATTGACGGTGTACAAGTAGGAACTGACACAAGCGGAAATGTTTTGTCCGCTGACACTTTTACAAGTTTAAATTTTTCAACAACAGCAACTTCAAACCCTTTTCAAGGCAAAGCAAAATGCGTTGCAGTATTTAAAGAGTTTTTAGACAACGATGAATTAGAGTGTTTAACAGGATCTGGGTTTAATTCATTTACTGCCTTAGCAGAAGCTGGTAGTTATACAATAATATAATATGGGAGTAAGATTAGGAAACGGAAACTGGGGTGTAAAAGCAAATAAGCTGCTAGCGTATAACGATGCTAGTGGTATGTTTTTTAATAAAGAGTTCGACTTTACTAGAGCTACTACAGCGACTAGAGTTAATAAATCAGGTTTAATAGAAAGCGTAGCTGCTAACGTGCCTAGAATAGATTTTACAGACGACACTAAAGGCCATTTGCTTTTAGAACCAGAACGAACTAATGTTTGTAAAAATTCAGAAAATACGTCTACTTGGACTTATGTAGAATTTGGAAGTGGAAGCGCAGGCACAATAACAACTGGTAAAACAGATATGTTTGGCGGCACAAACGCTGTTCAAGTAGACTTTCCCGCTGATGCTGAAAATGTTGCTATTCGTTTGGGACAAACAAGCACATCAATATCATCTGGAACTGTAACTCAAAGCGTATACATAAAGCTTGTTGAAAGTGGTTCTAAAATATTAAGATTTAGAGGAAGTGGAGGGACTAATGTAACAGTAAATTCTACAGATTTTGTTAGATATACACGAACAGCAACAAGATCTGACGGCGAAGCTTTTAATGTAAAATTAAGACCGTCTCAAGGTACTTCAAACGGAGGATTTTCTATTATATTATGTCACCCTCAAGAAGAAGCAGGATCTTTTGCTACATCATATATACCATGCACAGGCTCTGATGTAACTAGAACCGCAGAACGTTGTAACGGCTCTGGAGCACTTCAGGATTTTAATTCAACAGAAGGTGTTTTATACTGCGAAATTGCAGCTTTAGCAGACGACACTATACAAAGAGCTATTTCAATATCTAATTCAACAATACAAAACACTGCAGAAATATTTTACAACTCTGGTTCAAATCAAGTATCATTTAGAATAAGAGCAGGCAACTCTAATGTAACTGTTCAAAATAGAACTGTATCAGATAGAACACAATTTGTTAAAGTAGCTTTAAAGTATAAAAATGGTGATATAGAAGGCTTTATTAACGGAGTAAAAGAAGTTGATCGCACAGATAGTCTTAACTTTTCAGCTTCTTTGTCTGAATTAGCTTTTGACAGAGGTGGCGATCAAAGTCATTTTAAAGGCAAAATAAGAGAAGTAAGAGTGTATTCAAAATTATTAACTGATGCAGAACTAATAGCGTTAACAACATAAATATGAAAATAGGTAAATATGAGTTTGACAGTAAGTCAGCGTATGAAACAAAACTAAAAGCTTTAGGAACTGCTAAAGACGAAGACGGTAATGATTATCCAACTCACGAACATAGCTTAGCTGCGCTTGGAAACATTGTTGTAACACCTGGAGAGTATGACGAAGAAGGCAATGAAACTAAAGCGCCAGTACTAAGCGATAAGTACCATGTAGATGTTATGTGGATAGGCTTAGAAGATCACCCTTACGGCTGGAAACAGTTTGCAGTAGAAATACAAGATAACGGCGTGCATATGTTTGCTGGTGTAGACTACGTTTCAAACACATTTTAAAAATGGCTAAACTAAACAAAAGTAAAATGGCTTGCAACAAGCCTAGAAGAACACCTAAGCACAGGACTAAGTCCCATGTAGTTAAAGCTTGTTCTGGCGGTGTGCAAAAAATTATACGGTTTGGGCAGCAAGGTGTAACTACAGCAGGTAAACCTAAGAGAGGCGAGTCAGCAAAACAAAAAGCTAGACGTAAAAGTTTTAAAGCTAGACATAGAAAAAACATAGCTAAAGGTAAATTAAGTGCAGCATACTGGGCTAATAAAGTTAAGTGGTAATATGAAAAAGATATGGCAGTGGTTAACCGGCAATGTTATTAAAGAGGTCGGTGAAGTTTTAGATAACTTAACAACTACAAAAGAAGAAAAGCTAGAAGCTCAAAGATTAATAACAGAGATACTAGAGAAAGCAGATAAAGAAGCACAAGAGCAAGTTACTGAAAGATGGAAAGCAGATATGGCATCTGACTCGAAGCTTTCTAAAAACATAAGACCTATGGTGCTTGTATACTTAACAGTAATATTTACTGTATGTGCTTTTTTTGACGGAAACATAGGAGAGTTTACAATAGCAGAAGAGTACATACCAATATTCCAAACACTGCTTGTAACAGTCTACGGAGCTTACTTTGTTGGCAGATCTTGGGAAAAAGCAAAGTCAATAGTAAATAAAAGCTAATATAAGTGATTAATATATAGTAAATTAAATAACAATCAAATTAAATAAAAATGAGTAATAAAATCGAAGAAAAAGAATTAGAAAAATTATCTAATCAACAGTCTATTAAAGCTAGACTATTATCAGACGTTGGAGCTATTGAAGCTCAGAAACATGAGCTATTGCATACTTTTGCAGAAGCTGTAAGAGAGTCTAGAAAATTTAACGATGAGTTAGAGGATAAGTACGGTAAAATTACTGTTAACTTAGAAGACGGGACTTACGAAAAAATAGTACAAGAAGATGGCCAAGCTGATTAGAAAAATAAGTATTGGCGCAGATTATAAAAATGAAGCAATGCATTATTCCGTAGGCCAACAGGTTTACGGAGGTCATTGCATATCTGATATATTACACGACCAAAAAGACGGATCATATAATATATACATCGAAAAAAATAATGAAGTCATACCTTGGAAAAAGTTTAATTCTAACATGGCTATATCAATTGAATATAATCTAGAGTACTAATGCAAAGTTTATATAGCTTCATCATACAGCCTAAAAACGGTAGGTATGCAAATGAAGTAGAGTTTGGTGATAAGAAACTAATCATCAACACAACTATGGACGATCACAAGTTTGTTAACCGCGCAGGAGTTGTTATGTCAACGCCTTTAATAGGTGATACAAATATAAGCATTGGAGACGAGGTTATAGTTCACCACAATGTGTTTAGAAGATTTTACAACGTAAAAGGTATTGAAAAAAACAGTACGTGCTACTTCAAAGAAGACATGTACTTCTGTTATTACGATCAGATATTTCTATACAAACACAAAGGCCAGTGGAAAGCACCTGGTAATTTTTGTTTTGTAAAGCCAATACTTAAAAAAGAAAAACATATTATAAGCGATGAAAAAGAGCAAAAACGTATTGGTATACTAAAATACGGTAATAGCTCGCTAGAAGCGTTTAAAATATACGAGGGGGATCTAGTTGGATTCAGCCCTAGCAGCGAATATGAGTTTATCATAGATGAGAACAGATTATACCGCATGCGAACTAATGATATTACAATTAAATATGAATACAAAGGAGACGAAGTTGAATATAATCCAAGCTGGGCAAAAGGCCGTGGAAGAACTTATTAAAGTTGCTAAAGAGCCTATAGTTGATTCAGACGATGACATATCAGCTGATAGACTTAAAAACGCAGCTGCTACTAAAAAGCTAGCTATATTCGATGCCTTTGAAATACTTACTCGTATACAGCAAGAAGAAGATATGTTAAACGAAAAGCCTAAACAAGAAGACAAACAAAGAACTTTTAAAGGCTTTGCTGAAGGTAGATCAAAATGAGTTACAAACAAGCTCTAGTAAAAACACTAAAAGATCACATAAAACCTCAGACGTTAAAAAAAAATAACAGATATAAAAAGTGGGAGTACGGATATAACAAAGAACACGATATAGTTGTTATATCTAAAACAGGTGAAATAAGTGAAGTAATTGAAATACAAAACTTAAAAATAGCTTTACCAAAACCTAAGAACGTACATAAATTTAAATCTAAAACTTGGGAGCACAGTGAATATCCAAAAGTTTTACAAAAAATAAAATCTGTATTTGACTGGGAAGAATATCCAGCAGATTTTAAAGAACAGTGGTATGATTACATTGATCAAGAATTTACTCGAAGAGAAGAAGGCTTTTGGTTCTATAATAAGAATCTGGCTACTTACGTTACTGGTACTCACTATATGTACTTGCAGTGGAGTAAAATTGATGTCGGTAAACCTGACTTCCGCGAGTCAAACAGATTATTCTACATATTCTGGGAAGCTTGTAAGGCCGATAATAGATCCTATGGCATGTGCTACCTCAAGAATAGACGGTCTGGATTTTCATTTATGGCATCAGGAGAAATTGTTAATATGGCGACCATATCAAGCGACTCTAGGTTCGGGATATTATCAAAATCTGGCCCTGACGCCAAGAAGATGTTTACTGATAAGGTGGTACCAATATCCGTTAATTACCCGTTCTTTTTCAAGCCAATACAGGACGGTATGGACAGGCCAAAGACAGAGCTTGCATACAGAGTACCAGCAAGTAAATTTACCCGCAAGAAGCTTGAAACCAATGAGACGTTACGTGAACTCGACGGTCTTGACACCACGATCGATTGGAAGAACACAGGCGACAACTCGTACGACGGTGAGAAACTTAAACTACTCGTCCACGATGAGAGCGGCAAGTGGGAGCGTCCAACGAACATCCTCAACAACTGGAGGGTTACGAAGACGACGCTAAGATTAGGTAGAAGAATTATAGGCAAGTGCATGATGGGCTCAACTAGTAACTCATTAGACAAAGGCGGTGATAACTTTAAAAAACTTTATTATGACTCAGACGTCACACGTAGAAACCGCAATGGACAGACTAGCTCAGGATTATATTCTTTGTTCATACCTATGGAGTGGAACTACGAA